TTAGTCTGCAGGGGAAGTTGAAGGTTCCCTTTGGGCATCTTGATAGGATGCCGTGGGTTCGTTTTTTTCGCGCTCAAGCTGCGCAATGCGCTCCTTGAGGCGACCTATCTCTTCTGCTTGCTCTTGGAATCGAGCATCTCTATCGCGCAATATTGTCAAAAACATCTCACATACTCCTTCTGAAGTCATAGGGAACTCAGGTAATTGTGGAATTGCTATGGATGGCTTATTACAACCGTTTAATTCTCCCGGCAAAAGCATAGCTCCCTCTCCAAGCAATAGCCATGACGCATTAATACTATAATTTTTACATAAAAGAGCAAGGGTATCTGTTCCTACGTTCATTCTTTCATTCAGAATTTCTGAAAACTTGGCAGGTTTAATACCAAGACTCTGTGCAATAGAGGTCTTAGATAGCTTTCTGCTCTCTATGAGGTGATTAATGGCCGTAATGAAGCGACCGTTTATATCGGTTTTTTCCATTGAAGTCAAAATTATTTTCAGAATTACTGAGATTTATTTGGTGGTATTACAGAAATTCTGTATTTTTGCAGCGTATTCAGTAATGAACGAGCGGCCAAAGATACTAAAAAACCGCGAGTTTACAAAAATTAAGATTATGAGCGAGACAAAGAAAATGACCAAAGAGGAGATTCTTGAAATCTTCAAAAGCGAGTACGACAGCGTGCTCCATCGATACGAGCGCAGGGTTGAGAAGTATGCCCTCAAGATGAACGAGGACTTCGAATACTTCTTCCGCCGGTATGGCGATGATATGTACAAAGCGCAGGTCAATCTCAAGGTTATCCGGGAACTTCGCCCGATGACCTCGTGGGATGACCCCAACAAAATAAAGACATGGCTCGGCAATCATATAAAGAACATCGAGTGCATCCTCATAGAAGGCAGTCAGTATCCGACAAGCTCAAGCATCATGCACAATGTTGCAGACACACTTCGCCGGGTATCCCTTCAAGAACTCCGAGGAGAAATCGAACGACTCCGAATGACAATTACCTGTAACGAATAAGACAATGAGGACAATATCAGAAATCGAGCAGGACATCTGCGTTGCAAAGCACAAAGTTGATAAGGCTCATACATCATCAGAACTTACGGCTGCAATCAATGAACTCAGCCATCTGAATTTTGAACTCAGTCAAGCCGAGAAGTTCAAAGCGAGCGGTAAGGAGAATGCTGAACATATGGCATTTGAGGAAATCCGCCAATGGGCTAATGGTAGCCATGCCCACCTTTCGCAAGCTCCCGGCTACGCAAGAGGCTATAAAGACGGCATCGGTCAAGCCAAGGAAATAATCTGCAATATACTGACTCGGTATTTCGGAAAAGACGAACAGGGTTAGACCCAAGAGAGGGCAATCCTCCGGCAAGATAGCCGGTTAAAGCCGGAAGGCACAACATTTGAACCGCCGCCGGAATTGCAAGCCCGGCGGCATTTGGAAGGGTAGCTCAGTTGGCAGAGCAAACGGCGGTAACCAATCCGACTGTATAGTCCTCGGTTCGAGTCCGAGCCCTTCTACAAAATTTCAGAAAAGATGAAACAACATTCAGAGAAAAGAACCGAGGTTGCGGTCAAGCTGCTAATTGAGAGCTTGACTCAGAACTTCAACGACACCGGGATTGTCCTCGATGAGTTTGAGGCAACCCACAACGATTGGGAGTGCAATCAATCCAAGCAGTACGCCGCCCTCGTTGCCGGACACTTCGCTCTGGAAGAGGCTCTTGATACAATTAACAACCGACTAAATAAGTGAGAAAAATGAAAAGAAACATCGCAGTATCGAAAGAGGTGCGTGAGAAAATCGCCAAGACCTTCAAGGTCACCGAGCGACACGTGTTCAATGCGCTCAACCTCGACTACCCGGAAACCGACATTGTAGTGCGCATCCGCATCATGGCCAAGCAGAACGGCGGCGTGATGATGAGCACCATTCCCTCCGGGGAAGCCATCCGCTTTGCCGACGGCACCATGAGGATGGATTTCGACAATGGTGCTTTCTGCGAGTTTTACCGTACTGACGGCACCGGGCACATCTTCCTCAAGGGTAAGGAGGTGGCCAAGTATGAGAACGTGAGCCTCCCGATGATTTTCGACATAAAGGAACAGGCAGCAGCCTTGAGATAAGGGTAAGGGATATGGAATACTACGGTGACAGACTTTGCATCTCGATGCGCGACCTTGTAGCTGGCGGCATTATGTCCGAGCCCAACTACAAGCAGCTTGCCGCCCGTGGCCGCTTTGATGTGGTGCGGAAAGGTCGCGGTCAGGGATGTTATGCGTTGGTTGCCGTTGACAGCTTACCCCAACGCTACCAAGACAAAGTCAAGGAGGTTTACCCCGGCGGCGCACAGGCTCGGCTTGAGGGGTGGATAAAGAGCAACTACGAAGTTGACCAACAGGCGACCGCCTTCTTCTTCTCAAAAGAAAAGTGTGGAGTGGCACTGCCTCGCGAGAAGGCACAGGAATATATCACCAACGCCTCGGTGCTCAACACCTGCATCAAACTCTATGAGAGAGCAGCCACTGCTCAGAAGCTCTTTGGAGGCAAGTATGATTGGAGCATGATGGCGGCGACCATCGAGATATTGCGCAAACACTTCGGCCACACCCTCCCGGCATCGACGCTGAGGTTCCGTAAAAAGGTCAACGACTACAAGGCCAACGGATATGGCTGTCTTATCAGCGGCAAGTTCGGAAATCAGTGCGCCCGAAAGGTTGACCACAAGACCGAGCGTCTAATCCTCGGCATTGCTGTTCTGCCTAACAAGCCTTGGAACACGAATGTCCTTGAACTCTACAACTCCTTCGTAACCGGCGAACTTGACGTTTACGACCCCGAAACCGGCGAGATGTTCAACCCGGACGATTTCACCGACAAGAACGGCGAACCGATGGTGCTGAGCGAGGCTACTATCACAAACTACCTCAACAAGCCGAAGAATAAGATACTCATAGACAAGGCAACCATGAGTTACACCACCTTCATGCACGAGACAATGCCGCACATGCACCGTCATCACGGCGAGTTCTCACTGTCGAAGGTATCATTCGACGACCGTGACCTTCCGCGAAAGCTCAAGGATACCCGGATTCGCCCGAAGGCATACTATGCCTACGATGTCACGAGTGGCTGCTGCATCGGCTACGCATACAACAGAGCCAAGAACGTCGACCTTGTGGTGGATATGTTCCGGAATATGTTCCGGCTGCTTGACCGCCAAGGTTGGGGTTGCCCTGCCGAGGTCGAGGTTGAGAACCACCTCATGAGCCAGTGGCGAGACTCCTTCCTCCGCGCCGGAGTCATGTTCCCCTTTGTGCGGTTCTGCGCCCCCATGAACTCACAGGAGAAACACGCCGAGCAGTTCAACGGCGCAAAAAAGCGGAGCATCGAGCACCGCAACCATGTTGGCATCGGCAGGTTCTTCGCCAAGAGCAGACAGTATCGCACTGAGAGCAACAAGGTATTCGATGAGTTTAACAACACCTATGCCGAGAAGGAATACTACACTTGGGATGAATTGATCGCTGACGATATGCGTGACATCTACGAATACAACCATGCCCTGCACCCCAATCAGAAAAAGTACAAGGGCATGACACGGTGGGATGTGCTTGTCGCCAACATCAACCCGACACTGCAACCCCTCGACAAAGCGAACATTGCCCGGTATGTAGGCGAGAGAGTCGGCACCACAATCCGGCGAAACTCATATTGCCGGGTAGCCGGAGAGGATTGGTGGCTTAGCAAGATAGAGGCCATTGAGCTGCTCGCACCGAATGACTATAAGGTCGAGGCTTACTATCTCACCGACGAAGAGGGCAAAGTAACTGATATGTTCATCTACCAAGGCGATATGTATATCGACCGCCTTGAAAATATCGGAACCTACAACACAGCCCGTGCCGAGCAGACCGAGGCGGACGAGAGAATCTTCGTGGAGCAGCGCAAAAAAATCAGCCACTTCAACAAATATGTCGAGGATAACGCTATCGGGCGTGTGGGCGTAATAGAGCGCGATACGCGGCCTCAGACTATCAAGGTGGAAGAAGTTATCGTCCCGGAGCCGGAAACGCGAGAAACGCGAGATTATGGCCTCAGTGAAGATTACGCTGCACGAGGCGTGCAAGACTTATAGAACGAAATTCTTTGCCTTGCAAAGCGATTAAAATCGATTAATAACACTGTTAGAATATGATTACAACAGAAGTCAAAAACAAAATCCTCGCCGCAATCAAGGCGAACCGCGCCAACTATCCGAGCGACGCAAAGCATGCCGCCTCCATCGGCATCACTACCTCGGTTTACAGCGCGGTCAAGAACGGTCAGACCGACCGTGTTCTGAGCGATGCCAACTGGATAAGCATCGCCCGGAAGCTCGGAGTCAGCCTCCGGGGAGAGATTGAATGGAAGGTGGCCAAGACCCCGACATTCATGTTCATTACAGCGCAGTTGGAGGCCTGTCAGTCGAGCGGCATCAGCGCAATCCTCTGTGACCTGCCCAATATCGGCAAGACCTTCACTGCCCGGCACTACGTCAAGACGCACCCCAACACCATCTACATAGACTGCTCGCAGGTCAAGACCAAGCTCAAGCTCGTGCGTAAGATAGCCGCAGAGTTCGGCGTGGACAGCAAAGGGCGGTACTCAGATGTGTATGAAGACCTTGTTTACTACCTCGGCTCCATCGACAGCCCCCTTATCATTCTCGATGAAGCCGGAGACCTTCAATATGAGGCATTCCTTGAGCTGAAGGCACTGTGGAATGCTACCGAGCGGTGCTGTGCATGGTATATGATGGGAGCTGACGGTCTCAAGGAGAAAATCAACCGCTCCATCGAGTGCAAGAAGGTGGGCTACACCGAGATGCTCAGCCGCTACGGCGACCGCTACAGCAAGGTCACGCCGGACGATAGCAAGGAGCGCACGAAGTTCCTCATCGAACAGGCGAGAATCGTGGCCAAACTCAATGCTCCGGAAGGCATAGATGCCGGGGAGATAGCCCGGAAGACCGGCGGCGGACTTCGCCGAGTTTATACCGAAATCGAAAAACTTAAAAGACAGTAAGCCATGAGTATGAAATTGACAGTGACATTCAAAGGCGGTCGCCGGCGTGTTTTGAAATTCTCCAGAGATTTCAAAACAATCGACAAAAACCGGAAGGCGATGTTCGTTATGGATGACTGGAGTGTATATATCGGGTATTCAGACGGAGAGGTCGATGAGGAAGGTAATTTCGGCATATTTGGAACCATTCATGGTATAGCACTGCCTTTTAACAGGATGCTCGGATGGTGCTATGAAACAGTAGAACGTAAAACAAAAAAATAACGATGGCCAAGCGAGCATATAGTCCGAAAGAGGTTCTTGCCAAGACCTACAAGACCTTGCCGTGGGGTGAGCGGTGGAGCCGACCTTTCGGCTTCCCGACCACCAACGAGGCATGGTTCATTTGGGGTGACACCGGTTCCGGCAAGAGCAGCTTTGTGATGCAACTCGCAAGGGAACTCTGCAACTACGGAATGACGCTCTACTGCTCCTATGAGGAAGGTGTGAGCCAATCGTTCAAGGAGCGTATCAAGCGGTTCAAGATGGGCGATGTCCAAGGTCGCTTCCGGGTTATAACAAGCGACACCTACGATGAACTCGTAGAGCGTCTTGCCAAACCCAAGAGCCCACACTTTGTGATAGTGGACAGCTTTCAAGTCTCCGGATGGACTTACGAGCAGGCAAAGCAGCTTATAGACCGCTTCCCGGCAAAGAGCTTCATTTTCATCTCTCAGGAGCATAAAAGTCAGCCGATGGGTAAACCTGCCGTCCGGCTCCGTTACATCGCCGGTATTAAAGTCCGGGTGGCAGGTTACAAGGCATTTTGCAAAGGCCGATTTACTGAAGATCCCGGCAGCTGCTATGTGGTGTGGGAAGAAGGCGTTTTAAGAACCTCAAATAATCTCGGATAAAATGAGTAAGAAAAAAGAACTGATAATACTTGAGCCGGACGGACGCATACGCAAAGAGGCGTTTATGACGGCCCCGATGGTGTGCCCTTACTGCAACGGCAGAGGATGCTTCATGGAACCACTCCTTCCTGGTGTGGATGTTAAAAAGGATTGCCCCGACTGTAAGGGCACGGGCGAGGTTGTGGCAATGGTAACGATAGACTGGAAACCCAATATAAAATGATGTAATTATGGCAAAGAAATTAACAATCCCAGAGCTTCGGGCCCTCGAAGCCCAATGTGCTAATTTGATGAGGTCGCTTGAGACGGCGATTGGCAATGTCAATATAATGGCAGAAACTAACGCAACGCGAGAACTCTCAATGGTAAGAACTAAAATTGAAGAGGCCACAATGTGGCTTGAGAAATGCCAGTCCGGCATTATCATAGAGTTGGCTAACAGAACCTGTCGATAATATGGCACAGCAGGTAACTAACTTCGGTCGGTTCTACACCGCAGTCAGAGCGCTCAACCCGATAGGTGACCGCGACGAGGTCAAGAAGTGCCTGGTGTATCAATACACCGACGGGCGAACCGACAGCCTCCGCGAGATGACCAGGGCAGAATATGACCGCTGCTGTGAAGACCTCGAGCGAAAGACCGGCCAAAAGGACGAGCTCCGCAAAGAGCGCAGCAAAACCCTCAAGCTGATGCAGAAGATGGGTGTCGATACCACCGACTGGGCGAGAGTGAATGCCTTCTGCCTCGACCGGCGGATTGCTGGAAAGGAGTTCGCCCGTATCGGGGCCGAGGAGCATCCCGACCTCCGCCGGAAGCTCCGCAGCATCGAGGGGAAAGGGGGCCTGGGCAAACACCCCGCTCCGGCAAAGCGCCGGGTGGTAATCATCCCGACGTACCCCGGCGGGGAGGCATAGAAAATCGATAATCACAAAACAGGTATTACTATGAGCAATACAGCGATGAGCGACGTGAAGCGCGAGATCAGACGGCTTACGTCGGGGCTGGAATCCCGGGATTACGCGGACTTTATGGAGGAGCTTGCCATGTGGGCGGCCGACGAAGCCGCAATGGCCGATTACCAGCCGGAGGCATACGGAAAGGAGGCGGAGGATGAGAAAGAGGAAGAATGACAGGCGAAGGGGGTTGCGCATCGCGCTATGGCTGCTGACACTGCCGATGTTTTTCATCGTCTCCATGGCAGGGGGCCTTTTAGAGGTCATGGGGCGGATGATCAACGAGGCGGTGGATGAGCTCGACAGCGCAATCAACGGATAGCGGATCTATCAACAATCAATAAAACAAAACAGTATGGAACAAGTGGAAATGACCGCCGAAGAGCGGAAGGAATTCGAGGCCTACAAGGCCGAAAAAGACAAAAGACGCCGCGAGCAGGAACGCAAGGAACAGCGCAGGCAGTATGCCGACATGGTGGACGAGGAGATCGCCACCACCATCCCGCAGCTCCGCGAGTTGAGCGAACAGATCAAACTGGTCAAGGAAACCATCTTCGGCAACTTCGAGGCAATCCTCAAGATGAAAACCGAGATTACCGGTGTGGCCCGTGACGACCAGAACAGCCACACGTTCACCAACTCCGACAGCACCCTGCGTGTCATCCTCGGGGTGAACACCATCGACGGCTACCGCGACACGGTGGAGGACGGCATCGCAATGGTAAAGGGCTATATCGAGAGCCTGGCCAAAGACGATGCTACCAAAGCCCTCGTAAACGCCGTGCTCCGACTATTGAGTCGTGACGGCCAGGGCAACATCAAGGCAAGCCGTGTGCTCCAGCTCCGCAAGATGGCCGAGGACAGCGGCAACGAACAATTCCTCGAAGGAGTGAAAATCATCGAGGAGGCCTACCAGCCCACTATCTCCAAAAAGTTCATACGCGCCCAGTATAAGAACGACAAGGGAGCCTGGTGTTACATCCCCCTCGGCATGACCGATGTCGACTAAAACGCAACGAAAATGGAAAAAGAAATCAAAAGACCGCCCCGGATCGCAGTGTGCCGGGAATGCAACGGCACCGGGATACAGAGGTGCGAATCACCACAAAGGTATCCCGATTCATGCCCCCAGTGTGAGGGAAGCGGCAGGGTTACAGTAAGCAGCGTGACAACACTTGACATCAGACCTTATAAGCAAAAAACGATAAAATCCATATAGCAATCGATGGCGAGCAAGCGCGGCATGTCCTACAGAAAGCGCGTAGAGGATATAAACCGGATATACGATGAACACGCCAGAAGCGGATTAAGTAACCGGGAGATATGGCGCAGATACATATATCCGGTTTATTGGATCAGCGAGCGCACTTTCTACAACATCATGAACGCCACGGCAGGGTTTGAAAACCCGGTCGTGGCGTCCGACATGCCGAGCCTCTTTGATCTGCTTGATGACGAACCCGATAAAACTGATTCTGAATGAGCGATATAAACGAACAGACACGCGCCATATTCAGAAGCATATTGCGTGACATACAAGTGGAGCTTGGCGACGAGTTCGACCAGAATTTCGAGCGGCAGGCATTCTTCAGCCATGCATGGCAGCGGCGCAAGAGCCCGATGCGCCCGGGCGGGCATATACTTGTTGACACAGGAGGACTCCGGCGGAGCGTGCGCAGC